ATCATCCGCAGCAGTTGATGCTGGGAAATATTGATTTGGTGTGAATTGCCCTGTAGTAGGGTCGGTGTAAGCACAACCAAGGAAAACACCAATAGGTGTTAAAGCCGTAGTACCAGTATCTTTTTGGATAGTAGTATTTGGGTTGTCGTCACCCCATTTTACAATGTCGCCATAGAATATGCTTGTAGCATACGCATTTTTGATTTTGTAATGAGTAACTTTTCCTTGATAAGGGCTTCCAACAACTGTTCCAACAGGTCTTGCTCCGTGAGGAGTTGCACTTGATGACATAATTGTCTCCTTATTTAAAAATTATAAAATAAGAAACTATGAATCTTTACCAAATGTTGTTCGTGATTTTCTTTCAAAAACTTGTTTGGTAGCCATTCTAGAATCTTGGTCTTTAAAATATGTGTTATCTACCGATTCCAGTTGAGACTCTGCTAAATTATTAAAGTATTCGTCTCTAGCTTTCGCTTTTTCTTCTGGCATCTTACATAACAGTTGCCCACCAATTTCAACATTACCTTTAACTGACCACTCTGAATTATGGTCCATCATATGAATTTGTAGTTCTGGATGGTCCTCTAATCTACAGGGTTGCCATCCTTCTCTAAATTTTCTAGACACATTAGGATTATCAGATTGACCTAAAAGGCTTGTTCTAATATACCTAAATATCCATCCTTTTTGAGGTGTCGGATTAGGTAAGTTTGATGGGTTTTCCCAGCTTTGTATACGCTGGCTAGCCTCTCGGCTTTCTATTTCCCTAGGGGTACGCTCTTGTGCTTGCTCTTCGCTAGCAGTATTAAGTTCTTTATTATCTTTATCAGACATATTAAGACTCCTTTAATAGTTGGTTTGCATACTGCTCTGGAGTTATATTAAGACGCTTTGCGAGGGCGACTTGACTCTGAGTCAGATGGATTTTGCGAGGTGGTTTACCGCTATTCCTCGTGGCGGGTGCAACAGGATTCATTACCTGTCGTTTTGGGGTTTCCGCAACTACTTCTGTTTCACTAGAAGCTACATTTTGGACACCGAAAAAATTTGGATATTCATTATGCATATACTTATCTACTTCTGCATAATATTGTTGAGAATCTTTTTCAGGTAATATACCTTTATTACGAAGTCTCTTATCAATAGTTAAAGCATAAGAGGTCATTTCTTGGTGTTCTGGTACTGTACTCATAAACCAAGGATTTTTGTTTGACCAATTATCCATATCTGGGTCAGATTGTTTTTGAATCTGAGGTTGTTCTTGTACTGGCTCTACATATTGTGATGCTATTTGTTGTTGCATCTGTTGTGCATAAGTGCCAGCTTGTTGTTCAGCTAAAGTTGCTTGTGCTAATTCAGCTTGTGATGCAGCCATTATATCAGCATCGCCTTCTTCATATGCTTTTTTAAATTTTTGTTGTGCGTTATATTTTGCCCATTGAGCATTATTAAGTGCTTGTTGGTTTAAAACATCTCCACCTTGGGTAACTACACTTTGTAATCTTTCATTCTCTGACATTAAATTCTTTAATACCTTTGTAGCTTCCTGAGACTCTCTTAGAGCCTGTTCTTTAGCTCTACGCTCTTCATGGTATTCATATTTAATTTTGCTTATTCTATCGCCAGCTCTTTTACTGTAGTCTGAAATTTCTTTATCAACTGTATCATCATCAACAGGTGCTTCATTTGTTTCTACTTTTGCTGGTCTTATATCTTCTGGAGGTCTTTCATCAACAATTTCTACTTCTACTTCACTTACAGGTGATGTATTTATTTCACTTGCTACACCAAAGAATTTATCTTCTGAAGATTGATTTGAAACTGGTTCTGCGTTTGTATCAATTACTTGTTCAATACTCTCATTCATGCTCTAACTACTCCTGTTGGGTCATCGACTACTGCTTCTACAGTATCATCGTTAATTAAACGAAACTCTTTACCATACATTTTCATGCGAGTGCCTGAATAAGCTCTAAATATTACCCAATCTCCTTCTTTGCACCAAGGTCCTGTTGGGAACCTTTTTTCATCACCATAAGCTTCTGTTCCTAGTTTAAGAACAAATCCACAAATGTTTGAGGTTTCTTCATCGACCACTGTTTGTGTAGCTTTAATGATTCCGCCATCTGTCTTTTCTTGAGCTTGTGGCATTGCAACTAGTATCTTCCAACCTTTAGGTTGAGGTAATTGACTTTTAACTTCGTCACTAACCTCTGGTTTTTTAACACTGTCTGGTTTTGGTATATTTACTTTTTTTTCAGTCATATATTTTGCACGACTTTAAGGTGTCGAGTTCCTATTTTTGTATGTGTTGTTCTTTCCAATCAAGAACTTCACGCTCTGCGAGGGCTAATCCCTCTATGACTCCTGTCATTCTTTTATATTCAGGAAAGTCTTTACAACTTCCTGTAGAGATATGGTCAGAACATTCATTCATCTGCTGTCTTAATCTTTTAACTAAAAAAGTAGAAAGTGATTGCTCATTGATATCATTATTCATTCAGATTGATATCTTTGACTAAATCTTTAGCAATGTCAAGACCTAATTTGTAATCTTGTGTAGATTGTTTTTCTTTATCTGCTTCTTTGCTTAGCAAATCGCTAGCAATACGCTGTCCTACATTAAGACCAGTTGCTTCTTGTTGAGCTTTTATTCTAGCTTCTTCTAATTCTTTATTAGTTTTTAGTCTAGCAGCATCAATCATTATTTTAGATTCATCTATTTGTTGCTTGTTTCTAACTTGAGTTTCTTTAATCTCTAGTTCTTTTTGTTTAGCTAGTATAATTGGGTCTTGTGCTTGCTCTTGTATTCTAGCTTGCTCTGCTTGTGCAGCATTTGTAGAAGCTACTCGTTTAGCTGCTTCAGCAACTAATGTAGATATACGCTTCTCTACATCTGCTGGTAGAGGTTCTCCTACTGGAGGTAACTCTATACCCATTTCTCTTTCAACTTGGTCCCTAAACTGTAATGCAAGATGTTGCATAATATAATCTGAACCAGCACTTTGTATAACTTGAGCATTTGGACTCTGTTGTACTTTTGCTTGTATGCTTGGGTCTTGCTGTGCAGAAGTAAGTGTTTGTATATGAGCTTCATGGTCTTGGAACTCATATGCTTGTACTGGCTTACCAGTAATAATATTTTGTACTGCTGTAACTGGGTCAACTGCTGGCACATCTTCTTGTGGAGGTACAATAGTATCTACATCTTTAATACCTAATACTTCAAGCATTTGTCTATGTAGCTGTGCTAAGTCATATAACTGCGGTGCTTGTTGTGCTAATTGCATTGCAGCTTGATATTGCATAATTCTTTGAGCCATTGTTGCTGCATTTGGGTCAGATACTGGAAGTACATCTACTCTACTATCAAAGTCTTGTACTTTTATTTGCTGACCTTCTTCTACTTCATAAGGATAATTAGGTTCTGTAAAGTCCTTAATTACATTTACAAGTATTTCAAATTCTCTTTTCATAGAAGCATGGAGTCTTGCTTGAACAGCACTCATTACTTTCATGTTTCTTTCTAGCAATGCTAGAGTTGTTCCAACAGGTGCCTGACTATTCATGTCAGATGTTTTCATCTCGGCTATGCTTGCAAACTTTTTGCCTTCTTCTACTATGTTTTGTAATAGTGAGAATAATGTAGGCGAAGGTTCTTTATAGGGTAAGAATGTAATATTGTCTCTAATAGCACCACCTGGTACATCTACGTCTCTAAACTCACCTGGCATAATAGGACTGTCATCGCCTTTAATTCGTAAACCTCTAGCCTTCAAACCACCTGGCAGATTGCTTAAAGTACCTGCATCTACTAATTGCCTTAGTATAGATGTAGCTGATTTAGCTAATCCACCAATCATATGTATTAAACCAAAACCATAAAAACCTAATCCTGGTAAATATTGATAGTGAACAAAGTGCATCCTTCTTAATTTAGCTACATCATCTTCGTAATAGTTTCTTCTTATACTTAGAATAATGCCTGAAGGACTATCTATTGTTACTACATAAGGTAATGCAATACCTGTATCTTCGCCATTTGCATCTTTATCTTCAAACCCTTTAAGGTCTAAATCTACTTGCATTTCTAATATAGTATGGCGTGTATCGTAGCTATAACTCTCTGATTCACCAGTCATTTCATTATATTTCTTAGTAATGTCTGATGATGATGGGCTTGCATCTGGCAATTCTATGTCTCTGTAAAAACCACTAACTTGCATCTTTCTAATATCGTTAGCCGATTTCTTCATTACATGAGTAGCTCTTTCACAAGTTTCTAAATCACTTGCACCATAATTAACAACGACATCTTCTGCTGGTACAAATATACCACTTGGTCTGTTAAGTGTTGGGTCAAAGTAAACTTTTCTAAATGCTGAACCAGCTAAAGGCAAAGAAAATAACATCTTCTCTGTCTCTCCACGATATTCAGTCATTTCATAGGTAAGCAAATAGTTTAGATAATCTTGAACTCTTTGACTTTGTTTTTCTTTTGTTGAATCTATTGGTCCTACTATCTTTGTTCTTACTGGACCTGCTGCTGGAAATATCTCTGATATTGCCTGCGATTGAAATTTAATTACTGCTTCACTAAGCATTGGATGGAATACGCCACAAGCTCCTGCCCAAGGTGTAGTTCTATCTTCAATCTTTAATCCTAACTGGTCTAAACCTTTTACATAAGTTTCTTCCCAATCAGCTCTTGATTCTTTATCTGCATTGAAAGCACCCATAAGTTCGTTACCTATGGAGGTTAATTCATCTTCTTTTATAAACTCTACAAGGTTTGAATCAAAACTTTCTGCTTGCATTTCGTTTGCACTAGGGTCAAAGTCAACAATCATTCCACCATCTTCGGTTTCTGTTGTTAATGCATTTTGTATTTCTATATCTAAGCCTTCTTCTGGCTCCATCTCTACTAAGCCATCTATTGGCGTAGCAGGTTCATATTGTTTATCTATAGCCAATGTAATCTCCTAGTAATAATCTGCTTTACGATTGTGTTCTATTGGCTCATCTTCTTCATCAGAATCTAGAGGAACAAAACCGCCTTGTCTAAATCTTAACAGAGCTTGCGTACTGCTATCAACTAAATCGTCATGTTCCATGTTAGGGAAACCAGCAAACTCTTCTACAACTTCTTCTGCCCATCTTGTTTCTGGTGCCCAAACAACGCCTGAAGCAAACAAATCAGATACAGCATTTACCCTAGATATTTTATCATTACCACGACTCGGTGTATATTCCTGTACTGGTATGCCTGTTTGTCTAAGTTCAAAGATTAAAGGTAAGCCTGCTGCTTTAGCCTCTACAATGAACGCATCTGGTTTATAGGCGTTATACTTCTCAAAAGCCATTTTCTTTAAATCTGGGAACTCTAGACGCTCCTTATAGGCATCTAAGAGTATAAGATTGGGTGCCACAAAACCATCATCATTTTCTTTGTAGAAAACTCCCCATGTAGTACAAGCTGAATAGTCAGCTCTTTGGGTTTTCAAAAAAGCTGTGTCCCATGATTGAATAATGAACTCACAGTCAGGGGGATTTCTTCCATCCCATACTTGCCACCATTCTCTTTTAACAAGAGCACCTTCTTCAGAAGTAGGGTCTTGTTGATACTGAGCCATCCACTTTGAACTAGGCAATTCAGCCTTCAAAGCTTCCAACTCTTCTAACTTCCAGAAAGCATCCCACAAAGGCTTACCAGAAGGTAAGATTGCAGGTAGTTCTATAACTTCCCATTGGTCGGCTCCGCCACGTTTGACACTAGCATCCACAACTTGACCAGTTAAATCTTTATTATGCCATCTTGTCATTACTACAACGATTGCACCATTAGGCTGTAAACGCTGTCTTGGACCAGATGTATACCATTCATAGGTACGATTAAATACATTTATGTCTGAACTTGCACCTTCTTGTTCAGAGTGCGGGTCATCAATGATAAGTAAGTCAGCACCTTTACCAGTAACTGCACCACCTACACCGATAGCAAAATATTCACCGCCTTTGTTCGTGTTCCAACGACCCGCAGCTTTGGAATCCGACTGCAAACTAACATTCGGGAATATTTTCTTATAATCTTTACTTCCTACAAGGTTTCTAACCTTCCTACCAAAACCCACCGCTAATTCTGCGGTATGTGCTGTCTGTATTATCTTCTTTTCAGGTCTGCTTCCCAGAAACCATGCAGGTAATAGGTAAGACGCAAACTCGGATTTGGTATGTCTAGGTGGCATATTGATGATGAGACGCTTTAAATCACCATTGGCTACCCTTTCAAAGGCATCCGCCATAACTTGATGATGGGGACCATGGATAAAAGCACTCCAAACTTCTTTAACAAACGCCATATAGTCTGTAGCACATTTCTCTCTGGACTTGGCATCTTCTAATTCATCTAATAAACCTAACAATTCCCTTTTCTCATCTAAAGAAAGGTTTTGTACTTGGTTTAATATTTGGTTACTCATACATCTCCTATACTAGATAGTAAGTATGTACTTCCTAAAATTAAAAACTTACTAAGTTCCTACCACTAAGTGGCACTTAATAAGTAAATACTTTACAAGTAGGTACCTACTAGATGTAAATCACGCTAGATTTTAACATAATTGCACATCTTCACAGGAAAAACAACCATTTTTGTAAAATAATGGGGGGGGTCTAGGGACCCTAGGGTCTTTCCTAGAGAAATTATATATTACATCTGTACAAAACGCTATCAAAATGCAATATATAGGGGGGGTCTATGAAAATGAGTAATATCCTGTGCATATCACTATGTATATAAGATAGTAGGAGTCCCGCACACACAAAAGGGGGGAGGGGGTCTATTAATAGTGGCGGAATCCAAACACAATATGTAGTGGTTCA